CCCCGCAACTTTAAGCTCTTCGACAACATCTCTCTGGAGAAGCACGAGCACGCGAAGGAAATGGGCGCGGCGCAAGACCCGTTGCAAGGCGCAGAGCCGCAATCGGGCACCCCGTTTGCGTCCCTTCAAGCTCAGATACAGCAGGGTATGGGCCTCCACGATTACCGAAGGGGTATTTTCGCCAAACACATCGAGGAAATCTACAAGGACGACTACATCCCGCAGATTACGAAGGCGATTATGAAGGGTAAGACCTTCTTGTCAGAGCTGTCTCTTGAAGAGTTGCAGTACGTGACCGACTGTCTGGTACGCACGAAGAAAAACGAGAAGATAAAGGAGATGGTACTTGCGGGTGAGGTGCCCGACCAAGAGTCTATGGACGCTTTTGAGCAGATTATCCGCGACGAGTTCAAGAGCAAGGGCAACAAGCACTTCATCCAGATACTCAAGGATGAGATGAAGGACATCAAGCTCTCTGTGAAGGTCTCTGTCGCAGGGAAGTCCAAGAACCTTGGCCGCGCAATGGACGTGGTGGTCAACATCTTCCGCTTTGCTGCCTCTAACCCGCAGGGCTTCATGGCTACCATGCAAATCCCAGGCATGGGCGCGGCATTCAATCAGATTGTCGAGTACGCAGGGCTCTCTCCCGTGGACTTTAGCGACATGAAAGAGGCGCAGGAGACCATGATGGCCCAAGAGCAGCCACAACAGCAGCTCCCTGCCCCGCAAGCCGCCCCTGTGAAGGAACCTGCCTATGCTTAACCCCCTCCTCAAGCAGTTGGCCGACAACAACGAGCTTTTGGAAGCTGTCAAAGCTCACATCAAAGAGCGTTTTCAGTTCGACGTAGGCAATATGCCCGTCAACATGGGCATGCAGGAGCTGGGTATGTTCGTCACAACACGCATGGAAGGCTTACAGTTGGTCGAACAAGCCTTCATAGACATCAACAAACTCAAGAACCCGACGAAGCAAGAGGGTGTTGATAACCCCGTGTATTAAAACCAATGTTATAATTTAATCGCCAAACCATATGACAAACACACTCAAACTCTCCGCCCTCATAGTAGCAACGTTCCTGACCGCGTGCGCTATTATTTATCTTTCGTCAGCGCAGGCCGTTCTCGGTTCGGCTCCTAGTGGAGTACCAGCACTCATTGCCACCTCGTCTAGCGTAGCTGTACTCAACTCCGCCACGCTCATTGTGGCAACGTCGAGTTGCAATGCACGCATCATCTCTACAGCGTCCACCTCGCTCATGCTCACCTTTGACGACAAGACGCCAACGGCCGTATTCGGTGTGTACCAGGCAGCAAGCACCACCAAGGAGTACGACTCGGGGCTTTACGGATGCGGGCCGGTACGGGGTATTAGCTACCCAGCCGGGAACATCACGGTCATCGACAGCAGGTAGTTATTAGTAATCAGCATTATCATGGCACGCATCAACAAAGAAGTACGCGAGGCAGTTTTGGGCAAGATTGGCGCTCTCACGAAAACAACGCAGGTCGAGAAGGTTGTTAAGAAGATTAAAAGCATTATTAAGAAATAAGCATGATTCAAGGACTTATAGGTGCGCTCGCTGGAGCAGTTGCGGTCTTTGCCGGGTTCCTCATCTTCCAGCCTGCAGCCATTCCTCCGTTGGGAGGCTCTGGCATAGACGAGTACACGTTCAAGCAGTTCCACGACAATATGTTGGTAGGAGGCGGTGTGTTTGCAACTTCATCTCAGGGAGCAACTACATACACGGCAGCAAGTATTGTGAACTCTCGCGTGATATTCCACGCCGCTGAGTCAACCCTGACAGCCACGCTCCCGACCAACGCCGCACTGTCGGCCGCAGGCTTCTTGCCGAACGTAGGCGACACGCAGACGCTCTACATCTACGCAAGCACCACTCTCATCACCATCGCTGGCAACACTGAAGTCCGTCTCGATAGCGCATCGACCACGAACATCGTCAATGCAGGTGGTGTGGGTCGTCTCGACTTCATCAGGTTGCCCGCAACAGAGAACAGGGGCATCGAAGTGCACCTGACCACGGGCGAGTAGTTCGTTGACAAAGCCATTGTGGGGGTAGACCAACGGTAGGTCGCCGCCCTGTCCCGGCGGAGGAACCAGTTCAATTCTGGTCCCCTACGCCAATCGGGTTCTCAGTCCCGCTATCAAAATTGACTAATCCGTTCTCACTTCAGCGTCAGAGTGAATACACATATCATTATGGATGACCAAACTAATGAAGAGGTTGTCGAGCAAGTTGACGTGGAAGAGGAAGCCGACGAGGCTCCCGAGCCTACCGATGACATCGACCAACTCAAAACCCGCCTGCAACGTCTCGAAGAGAAATCCATCACCCAGCGCGAGAGAACTCGCTTGCTGAAACAGGAACTCGAAAAAGCACGCAAGGCGGCAGCTCCCAAAGAAGCACCTTCAAAACAAGCAGACGGCCTAGACGAAACGCAGCTCGACTACCTTGACCTTAAAGGAGTGAGTGAGACAGAGGACATCAAAGTCATAGAGCGCCATGTCAAGAATACGGGTGAAACCGTGCGACAGGCACTTAAAGACGAGTATGTTATCTCCAAGCTTGCTTCCAACAAAGCCAAGAGAGACGTTGAGACTGCAACGCCCAGCACTACTAAACGTGCAGGCGGCCAAGTAGGCGATGTTGCGTCGGCGGTTGCCAAGTTTAAAGAAACTGGTGTCCTCCCTAGCGACAGAGCCCTCGCAGATGCCGTTGTTGATGCGGTTGCAAAACCAAGCGACGACCGGCTCCCGCCTTGGCAAAGGTAACTTAACAACTTAATACGGTTTCTCATGAATGGGTGCGGCGTTATGAACCGCGATTACTATAATCAGCCCAGAAGTGATAAATCACCTAGGATTCAACAGTAATAATGAATGCGTTGTGGGCCAACAAGCTCGCACGCAGGCTTGACAAGCCGCAGAACTGGAAAGAAGTCAACGACGTTGTCTACACCGATGCGGGAGTTTACAACTTTCCTCTTCTCAGTGCTTCCAACGAAGGTGCAGTAGCTACCCTGACTAACACTCAGGCAGGCCGCTCGCTCCTCTCGAACGTCGTCCCGTTCACCGTCAACACCCAGACTAACCAGACCCTGTCCATTTCGATAGCGGAGATAATCTCTGACTACAAAGACTACGCTGACCAGGCACAGTCCAACTACTCGAACATGGCGGAGATGGGCACGTATTTGGGTAAGAAGATGGGTGAGCGCCTTGAGGCAATCTCACTCGCTAACCACGCAGCGTGGACGAACTTTGGCGACACTGGCGGCGGCGTGCTCGGGCTTGCCTCGACCGCAATCACCAGCTCGGCAACGAACATTGACGACATCGTCCGTGGCATCATTGAGCAGATTCAGGCCGCCAACGGCTGGGATTTGTACATGGAGAACGGCGGCTTCGTTGAGTGGCGCGCTAAGGACTGGACGTTCCTCGTTCAGTACATGCAAAACATGGGCTACAGCTTCGCTGACGAAGCATTGAAGGACGGAGGTGCAAGTCGCCTTGGTAAGCAGGCAATGGGCCTCTATCACTACCAGAGCAACGCGCACGCTTCCGACCACGTCTTCGCAGGCGTTCGCAAGTGCCAGAAGCTCGGCATCCTCTCCAAGACCTTTGGAAAGGTATACAAGGCCGAGATACCAGCCAGCTCTACGGCAGGCTCGCTCTCGGGTACTCAGATTCACACTCGTGCGGACTACGGATTGCTTGTTCCTACGAACTTGCTCCCTGTTACCTTCGACGTGAACATGAACGCATAGTTTGGTTTTCATCCTTGCGCCTCTCAGCTGCCCTGCGGGGCGCAGGATGTGGAAACTAAAGAAAAAGAAATCAAAATCGTTATCGCCATTCCGTCCTCTGACGCGAGTGGCATGAACGTACTCACCGCGCAGTGCATCGGCGCCGCAATCATTGAAGCGGGTGGATTGGTGGTGGACATAATTGTCCGCCGCTCCTGCGACATTGTGAGCAACCGCACATGGCTAGTGAACAAGGCGATTGAGGTAGGCGGCACGCACATCCTGTTTGTGGACTGCGACATGCTCTTCCCTGCTGGCGTCATCAAGCAAATGCTCTCGCACAACAAAGAGATTGTAGGTGTGGAGTACAACGGCCGCACCTTCCCCCTCAAAGGCGTCTTTGAGCCGCTTGAGGAGCGCAAAGAGAACGAGTTGTACAAAGCGAAGTTCACCGGCATGGGCCTCATGCTCATTGACCTCACTATCTTCAATGACCCCAAGTTTGGCGTTGATGTAGAGGGCAAGCGAAGTCCTTGGTTTAACTTCGGGCGCGACTCCCAAGGTGCTTTAGCTCTTGGGGAGGATGCGTGGTTTAGCTTCGTCGCACGGGATGCGGGGTACGACACATGGCTCGACCCGACTATTAAGATGTATCACCTCGGAGAATATGGATACTAACCTCTCACCAGAAGCCGCAGAAGCCGTACATAAGGCTAAGAACGCCGCTCAAGCGGTTGAGTTTGCCCGTGAGGCGCAGGCCCGTGAACAGGCAGAACTCAACAAGCAGGCCCTTGTTGAAGCGTTGAGGGTAGTGTTCGGGGACGGAGACGGCGAACGTGACCCTAAAGAGATGCGTGTACTCGTTCAGCGCATACCTATTCTCTGCACCACCATCATCGCTATGCACGCCTCTCTTGAGA